AACCCCAACTGGACAACTTACACTGTACAAATCGGCAAACTCAGTAAGTTTTAGACTAACCTAACAAGATTAAGCCCATTTAACTGTGTAGGCATACACTTTTACTTGCACCTTAATTAAATTAGCCTCTACAATAAATTGTACTTTGCATCTGTATTAAAGCTAAAGGAGTAACATTATGGCTTTTCAAACTACGTCAGGTTATGGCAATTTACCTAATGGTAATTTTTCGCCAATAATCTACTCCAAACAGGTACAGCTTGCATTCCGTAAGTCAACTGTAGTTGGAGATATAACTAACTCTGATTATTTCGGTGAAATATCAGGGCAAGGAGATACGGTTCGTATTATTAAAGAACCTGAAATCTCAGTAAAAGAGTATGCTAGAGGTACTCAAGTAACTGCTCAAGACCTTGATGATGAGGATTTTCAACTCGTTGTTGATAAGGCTAACTACTATGCCTTTAAGATGGACGATATTGAAGAAGCTCATTCTCATGTAAACTTTATGGACCTTGCAACAAGCAGGGCTGCATATCGTTTAGCTGACCAGTATGACCAAGAAGTTCTAGGTTATTTGGCAGGTTACAAGCAGTCTGCATTAAACGCTGTAGCAGGTACTGTTAATGACCAAGTTAATGGTAGTAAAGCAGTGTCAACAGCAGGTTCAGATGAACTTTTAACTTCTATGAAACTTCGTAAAGATTCATTTGGAAGTATCACAACATCCTCTGCAGGAGATCATTCTATTCCTGTAGTTAATCTAACAGGTGGAGCTACTTCTGTAGGCACTGCAGCTGTTACACCTATGGTTGTTGTCAATCGTATGGCTAGGTTGTTAAATCAACAGCAAGTAGATACACAAGACAGATGGCTAGTAGTAGACCCTGTGTTTATGGAACTACTTGGTGATGAAAACTCCAAGCTAATGAACGCTGATTTTGGTGGAGCAGGAAAGTTGCAAAACGGTCTTGTTCTTAATAACCTTGCAGGATTCAGACTTTATGTCTCAAGCAATTTACCATCAGTAGGAACTGGTGCAGGTACTTCTGGTACTGCTAACCAAAACTCCAACTTTGGTGTACTTGTTGCAGGACATGGCTCTGCTGTTGCAACGGCTGAACAACTCAGCAAAACTGAGACATACCGTGACCCTGACTCATTTGCAGACATTGTTCGGGGTATGCATTTGTATGGTAGGAAGATACTTCGTCCAGAAGCTGTCGTAACTGCCAAGTATAACGCAGGTTAAGGGAGGATATAAACATGGCTACTTTTGATTTAACGGCTAAATCCACCACTGGCGTTGGTGCTAACTCTATTGCAACCTTACCTGCACATGCAGGTACGCATATGGTTAGAACAATTCAAGAGTATTTGGATATTGACGCTCTTATAGCAGCAGGTAACACTATTGCTAATGGAGATGTTTTTCAAATGCTTGAGATTCCTGCAGGAACACTAGTTCTTAATGCAGGTGCTGAAGTAATGTTAGCATTTACTGGAAGTTGTACTTTGGACATGGACTTTGGCGGTGGTGATGACATCATTGATGGTGCTGACATTACTTCAGCAGGTTACTGTGCTGCAGGTTCTAACGGTCAAACCAACACAGTTGTAGGTAGTGCTGCCTCAACGTATACTCAATTTATCGGAACTGCCGATACTATTGATTGTACTATTGCAGGTGCTGCCGCAGCCACAGGACGATTACGAGTCTATGCTACAGTCATAGATTGTAACGATCATGGTGCTGTAGACAGAGCTACAGAAGTTGATAGAGACTTACTAGCTTAAATTAAATAGGGGGGCAGGGAAACTTGCCCTTCTACTTATAATAAAGGATAACAGATGGCAACTACGTACATAACTTTAGCTAATGATTTATTAAGAAGATTAAATGAGGTTACATTTACTGCTTCAGGTGAGGGTTTTGATACTGCTAAAAACATACAAGCTATAGCAAAAGATGCTATTAATAATTCAATACGAGAAATATTACAGGATGGAGCACAGTTTCCATTTCTTAAAACAACAAAATCCCAAACACTTGCAGCAGGTACAAAAACGTATGATTTTGCTACCGATACGGCTAGTGTTGATTGGGATACATTTTATTTAAACAAACTAGAAAGTGCTAGTAATACAGCTAGACCTTTAATAACAATTCCATTTGAACAGTACATTAAAAGTTATAGGTCTGTAGAGGACACTTCAGGAACTACAGGAAGGTCTTCACCTATTATTGTATACCAGACAGCAGAAGAAAAATTTGGTGTAACGCCAATACCTGATGCAGCTTATATAGTAGATTATGTGTATTACAAATTTCCAGATGATTTGTCTTTATTTTCCGATACTATGATTATACCCGATAGATTTAAGTACATTGTAATTGATGGTGCTATGGTATACATGATGCGATTTAGGTCTAACGAGCAAAGTGCTCAAGTACATCAACAAAAATTTAATAGTGGTATAAAAACAATGCGTAGATTATTACTAGATGATCCTATAGCGGTTCGTTCTACTATGATTAATAAACCTCAATACTCTGCTAATGTATTAAGTTTGAGTTCGTAGCATGGGCGATTCCGTATCTACATTTAAAGCGGTCTGCAGGGGTGGGCTAAACTCAGGCACAGACGTTTTATCTTTAGGTGAAGAAGCATCAGGGGCAGCTACTCAATTAGTAAACTACGAACCTAACTTAGAAGGTGGGTACAGAAAAATAAACGGATACGCAAATAACTTTGGTACGGTAACAGGAACAGGTTCAGTATTAGGTGTAACAATAGTCAACGGAATAAATCAAGGTGTGTTGGCTTGTAGAACTCCTTCTTCTGGTAATAACTATTTACATCACTGGAACTTTTATTATAGTTTTAATGTTGCTTCAGATACCAATTTAACAGTAGGACAAACACTAACAGAACGAACAACAGCAGGAGATGCCAGTACAGCAACTACAATAACAGGTACACTTATATCTAAAAGTTCTAATACTATTGTTGTAAACTTTGGTCAAACTCCTAGTGCAGTATTTACAAATGGTAGTGCAATATCAGATGATAGTTTTGATACCAACACTACAATTTCTACTGCTCCTGCTGAAATAGGTTGGGCAGCCGTAAGTACAAGTGGCTCTCCTACAATGACAAACGTAAGTAAAGTTAGATTTACAGAAATTAACTTTGGTACACCTAAAGTAGTTTTAACAGATGGTATTAATCCTGCAGCTACGTATGATGGAAGTACATACACACAAATAACAGGTGCTACTTATCTTTCTGGCGGTTCTAGTGTTGTATACAAACCTAAATTTGCAGAAGAGTTTCAAAGACATTTATTTATAGCAGGAGACCCTGCACAACCAAGTATGTTAACTTTTAGTGCTCCTACAGCAGAAACAGACTTTGCTGTAGCTAATGGTTCAGATGAAATAAACGTAGGTTTTGAAATAATAGCCATCAAAAAGTTTCGTAACGTACTTTATATATTTGGTAAAAATCAAATAAAAAGACTTGTAGGAAACAACGATTCTGATTTTAGATTAGAAACAGTTACATCAAACTTAGGTTGCCTTGCTACAGATAGTGTGATAGAATTAGGTGGTGACTTATTATTTCTTGCACCTGATGGCATTAGACCGATTGGTGGTACAAACAAAATTGGTGATGTTAACTTAGAAACAATATCTAAAAACATACAATCAGCAATAAATACAATTATAACTACAGAAGATTTAAGTACATTAACTGCAGTAATTTTAAGGTCTAAATCACAATTTAGATATATGTTTTCATCTACTAGTTCAACAGGAGTATTAGGAGCACTACGAGAGTACAAAGGTCAATACACATTTGAGTTTGGGCAAACATCAGGATTAAACTGTACATGTGCAGACAGTGGATATATAGGAACAGTAGAGTTTGTAATACATGGAGACTCATCAGGTAAAGTGTTCCAACAAGAATCTGGAAATGCATTTGATACAGGTAATATACTTAGCGTTTACAAAACTCCATTTATATACATGGACAATCCTGAACAAAGAAAAAACTATTATAGTGTGTCTACCTACATGAGTTCAGAAGGAGTAAATAATATATTACTAGGTGTTACATATGACTATGAAGGAACATCAGTTTTAAATCCTGAAAACTTAGTTATTGATTTAGATACCCCTGCATCTTTTTATGACAGTGGTACAAATATAGCAGTGTATGACACAACAGATATATATGATGGTAATCCATCACCAGTTGAATCGTCTACTTTTTCAGGTTCAGGAAAGTCGGTATCTTTTAGGTACGTAACAGATGATACAAATCCAAGTCACAGTATCCAAGGATACACAGTCACATACGGAACAGGAGATGTAAGGTAATGGCAGGTTACGCAAGAACTAATACAGCAGATATTACAGCTAGTGCGGTTGTTAAAGCTGCTCCAATTAATGCAGAATTAAATGCAGTAGTTACAGCCTTTGCATTTAGTGGTGGACACAACCACGATGGTTCATCTACTGAGGGTGCATATGTAGGTCTTATAGCTGACACAGATGCACTTAATAAAGTTGTTGTAGATACAAGTAATAATAGAGTAGGTTTTTTTGCAGAAGTTAGTAGCTCTGCAGTAGAACAAGTACGTATACAGGATGGTGCTATACTGCCTGTAACGGACAATGACATAGACTTGGGTGCGTCAGGCACAGAGTTTAAAGATTTATTTATTGACGGTACGGCACATATAGACACACTAGACGTAGATGCAAATGCTACTATAGCAGGTACGCTAGATGTAACAGGTGCTATGGGATTAAGTGGTGCAATATCTTTCGCTGATGGTTCAGCTTCTGCACCTTCCATTACAAATACAGGTGACACAAACTGTGGACTATTCTTTAGTGCAGCAGATACACTGTCCTTTACAGCAGGTGGTACAGCACAGTTTACTATGGCAGATGGAGCTATTGCTCCTGTAACGGAT